AGGAAGTGAAGTAAAATGGAAGGGTTGGTTTTGGCTTTTCTCGGAGTTTGCTCTACTGTCGTTCTGGCATTGCCTAAAACAATGTATGAACTCAAGATGGAATGCCCACATACTGTAGGACTAGGTCAAGGATACATAATCGGATCAACGGAGTTGGGTTTAGTCAAACTAGACCAGGTTAAAGATATAAAGATAGAGAGTTCCTGCAATTTTGATCTCCACACCACATCTTTGATCCAACAGAGTTATACTCAAATAGATTGGACTAAGAAAGCAAGTACAACGGAGACAACAAATGCAGGTGAAAGCACATTTGAGGCAAAAGCCAAGGAGGTTAACCTTCGCGGGACTTGTGTGCTTGCCCCTGATTTATATGATACATTAAAGAAAGTTAAGAAAACTGTACTTTGCTATGACGTTTCATGCAATCAAACACATTGCCAGCCTACACTGTACTTGATAGCCCCAATCGGGACTTGCATGTCTATAAGAAGCTGTATGGCCAGTGTGTTCAATAGTCGGGTTCAGATCACATTTGAAAAAACACATTGTGTCTCTGGTCAGCTAGTAGAAGGTCAATGTTTCAATCCATCTCATACACTAACATTAACACAGCCGGCCCATACATATGAAACATTAACATTGCCTCTGACATGTTTTTTGACAGCAAAAAAATCAGATCAAATGAAAATAATAACAACTTTTGAGGGTATTATTGGTAAAACTGGGTGTACTGAGAATAGTTTTCAAGGGTATTATGTTTGTTTTATTGGTAGTCATTCAGAACCGCTGCTTGTGCCCAGCCTTGAAGATATCAGGTCAGCTGAGGTTGTAAGCCGCATGATCTTACACCCTAGGGGTGAAGACCATGATTTCATACAGGAATCCCAGGGAGCACTGAGAATTGTAGGACCTATCAAAGCAAAGGTTCCAAGTTCTAGTTCTGCGGAGACAGTACAAGGAGTAGCCTTTGCAGGTTTGCCTATGTATAGTTCTCTTTCAACTTTAGTCAGAAAGGCAGAACCAGAATATGTATTCTCCCCAGGAATAATGCCAGAGTCTAATCAAAGTGTATGTGATAAGAAAACTATCCCTTTAACATGGACAGGCTACTTACCAATTTCAGGAGAGCTTGAGAAGGTGACGGGTTGTACTGTATTTTGTACTTTAGTAGGGCCTGGTGCAAGTTGTGAAGCTTATTCAGAAAATGGGATTTTTAATATCAGTTCTCCCACATGTCTAGTTAATAAAATGCAGAGGTTTCGTGGGGCTGAACAAAAGATTACCTTTATTTGCCAACGAATAGACCAGGATGTTATTGTTTACTGTAATGGTCAGAAGAAAGTTATTTTGACTAGGACCCTTGTTATTGGTCAATGCATCTATACTTTTACAAGCCTGTTTTCACTCTTACCAACTGTAGCACACTCATTGGCTGTTGAGCTTTGTGTACCAGGACTGCATGGCTGGGCAACTATAGCACTTTTGGTTACGTTCTGCTTTGGTTGGCTGTTAATCCCTGCTATAACTTTGATAACTCTAAAAAGCCTACGTCTTTTAACATATTCTTGTTCTAATTATAACAGTGAGTCAAAATTTAAGTTTATATTAGAAAAAGTTAAAGTAGAATATCAAAAAACAATGGGCTCTATGGTATGTGATGTTTGTCATCATGAGTGTGAGACTGCGAAAGAACTTGAGACACACCGACAAAGTTGTCCGGAAGGGCAGTGCCCATACTGTATGACACTAACTGAAGCCACAGAAAGTGCCCTTCAGGCACATTTCTCTATCTGCAAATTGACAGGCCGGTTTCAAGAGGCACTAAAGAAATCACTAAAAAAGCCTGAAGTACACCGTGGCTGCTATAGGACGCTGGGTGTATTCCGCTATAAAAGTAGATGTTATGTCAGTCTTGTATGGAGTATTCTGTTAACAACAGAATTGATTGTATGGGCTGCAAGTGCAGATACACCTATTCTTGAGCCAGGTTGGTCAGATACTGCTCACGGTGTTGGTGAAATTCCAATGAAGACAGACTTGGAACTGGATTTTTCTTTACCTTCTTCCTCATCCTATAGCTACAGAAGAAAACTAACTAATCCAGCAAACAAAGAAGAGTCTATACCATTCCACTTTCAACTTGAGAAACAGGTCATTCATGCAGAAATTCAAGTCTTAGGACATTGGATGGATGCAACGTTTAATATCAAAACTGCATTCCATTGTTATGGAGCATGTAAACAATATTCTTATCCCTGGCAAACATCTAAATGCTTTTTTGAGAAGGATTATCAATATGAAACTGGATGGGGTTGCAATCCAGGGGACTGTCCAGGAGTAGGTACAGGTTGTACTGCTTGTGGAATTTACCTGGATAAGCTCAAGTCAATAGGGAAAGCTTATAAAATCATATCCCTAAAGTACTCTAGGAAGGTCTGTGTGCAGTTAGGGACAGAACAGACATGTAAACATATTGATGCCAATGATTGTCTTGTCACACCTTCTGTAAAGGTTTGTATGATTGGGACTGTTTCAAAATTACAACCATCTGATACACTTCTTTTTTTAGGACCATTGGAGCAGGGTGGCATAATCCTAAAACAATGGTGTACTACTTCATGTGTTTTTGGTGACCCGGGGGATATTATGTCAACGACTGCAGGAATGAGGTGTCCAGAACATACTGGTTCATTTCGAAAGATATGCGCCTTTGCAACAACCCCTGTGTGTGAGTATCAAGGGAATACAGTTTCAGGCTACAAACGCATGATGGCAACAAAGGATTCTTTTCAATCATTTAATTTAACAGACCCACACCTTACCAACAATAAACTGGAATGGATTGATCCTGATGGGAATACAAGAGATCATGTTAACATGATATTAAATCGAGATGTCTCCTTTCAAGATTTGAGTGACAATCCTTGTAAGGTAGATCTGCATGTGCAGACTATTGAAGGTGCATGGGGCTCTGGTGTAGGGTTCACATTGACATGTGCTGTGGGATTGACTGAATGCCCAAGTTTTATCACTTCCATTAAAGCATGTGACATGGCAATGTGTTATGGATCTACAGTCATCAACTTGCTCAGGGGCTCTAATACAGTAAAGGTAGTGGGCAAAGGTGGACATTCTGGATCATCATTTAAATGCTGCCATGACACTGACTGTTCAACTGAGGGGTTGGTGGCCTCTGCACCGCATTTGGAGCGTGTGACTGGATTTAACCAGATAGACTCAGACAAGGTATATGATGATGGTGCTCCTCCTTGCACTGTTAAGTGTTGGTTTACTAAGTCAGGGGAGTGGTTATGGGGGATCTTGCATGGTAACTGGGTTGTGGTTGTTGTCTTACTGGTCATCTTATTAATTTCAATTATTCTCTTTAGTTTCTTGTGTCCTAGACGGAGTCATAAGAAAAATGTTTAATTGCACTTATGCTTATTATACCATACGAACAACAGTATTATAGCTTGATATTCATTTATAACTGCTTGCTTATATAACCACTGTGCATTAATAAACCCACATTGCTATACCATATATCCATATCACGAAAAAAAACAAACCCTTTACTAACCTATAATTCCAAAACGCTTTTTCGAGGCTTTTGTTCCTGCGGAGCATACTACTA